AATGCATTAAACAGTCCAGTATTTGCAGTTACATTCCCAGTTGTATATATATCTCTATTGGGAAACCACCCAGAGCTTGTCCAACTTAAAACATTACCTGAAACAATTCCACTAACAGATACTGGATACCCTTGGATTTGTGCGGCATTCCATTGAGCTATTCCACTCCCAACCTTTGCTGGGGAGAGACTAATAATCCAAGATGGATTTACATAATTTCCTGTGGTATATACTAGATTATCTAGAACTAGTCTATTTCGTTGGATTAGTGGCATTATCGTTCCCTAAATAAAGTGAAGTTTACTGTTCTATATACGTACAGAGCTTCATCCGTAACAGAACTCTTACTTAATGTAATTTCAGTTATGTTATTTCTTCCTAATATAAATTCTATAGATCTTTTTATATATAGATACATTAGTCAAATGATACTTTTAATGAACCGCTAGAAAAAACAAATTGATCACCAGATCTTATATTTCTAGATGATGATAGTTGACCATAGAATAATATATTTCCAGTGCTTGCATTATCTGCAATAAAAACTCCTGAAACATCTCCAATATTGGCTGTTGCTATAGGAAATTCAATTGCAGATGTATTGTGTGTTATAAGTGCAGTGCCAGAAACATATGGGGCTATCCAATTTGTTCCATTTGATGTATATGCTTGTCGAGAATAGTTTCCTGTAGTTGGCTCATCTACTACACCGCTCTCTATACTTTCTGATACAAAACTTTTTAAAAGTCCAATGTATAGTGTTGATGGGGCAGAAAATGCAGATCCTCTAAACACATGATTTATAAGTCCAGACTCTAAATAATTAGTCAATGCGCCCATTTTGATCTCCTATAAAGTATATGGTATTACTACCTGTATATACACAAAAAAATAAAGAGCGGGCTTATGACCCGCTCCTTACTTTTAAATTTTTATATTCTAATTAAATTAGAAGCTAGCCGCTAGAACGCGACGATTATCTAGCACGCCGAAACCAAGTTCAGCCCAGCCGTAATAACCTTGACGTTGTGAGCGGTGTAGAGCTTCGTCTTCGAAGATTTCTACTTCTCTCTTAACTGGCATAACGAATGAATCGCGAGCATTTAGGTCAAGACCAACAATCAATTCTACGTCAGAGCTTGGTCCAAGAGAACCAGCTAGGTCTGATGTGAAGAATGTTTGATATTCTTGTCCATCGCCGAACTCGAATAGGCCGGTTAGATTTACACCGAAGATACGTGTAAGAGGAGCGCCACCATCGGCTGATTGATAAACTTCACGGCGTGATGTGTCGTCAAGTTGGTCAATGCCCCAGTTGCGAACGTCTTCGATAGCTTCTGGTGATAGGTAGAAGTCTGTTAGACGACCTGTGGCTGTAACACTGTTACCACCACCGTTACGTAGCATAACAGTCTTGCAAAGAGAAATTAATCTCTTTGTGAATTGACCAGCAGCAGCATCGGCATCATAAACCAAGATGTTGCGGTCAACAGCAGCGGCAAGAATTGTGTGCCAACCATCGTCGTTAATCTTCTTAACGAAACCAGCTTCAAGAACTTGCATAGCGCGAGCTACGATGTCCCAACGGGCTTCACGAGCATAACGAAGTAGGAAGTCAATGCTGTTGGTGATGCCGTAGGTGTTAACCATGACGTAATCGCCTTCAACGTGCTTCTCTGGAATACGACCGTGACCCGGATTGGTATAAGCTGTATAATCACGTTCTGTTCCCGGAGCTAGAAGGTCTAGTGGGAATTCAGGTGATGAACCCGGCTCTAGAACCATCTTCTCGAAGATGCCTGTTACGACATCGCCGAACATGATTCCTTTACGTAGTGGAAGTTCTAAGGCTTTGGCAATTTCTCTCTGTGCATCAAGTGCAACAGCTTTGTCTGAGTTGCCAGAACGCTTTAGAAGATCAATAAAATCTTGACTTGGACGTGTTAGTGACATTCTGATATTCTCCTTTTTATTTTTAAATTATGGAAGGTTGATTTCGACTTTGGCATAACCGTCAGAATCTTTAGCTGTTAAGAAACGACCGATTCTTACAGCACCTGAGTCTAGGGAAAGCGCTTTGCCTGATGTAGAAATCAATCCACTTTCAGCAACATAAGCGGCGGCTCCTGCAACTGGAGTTCCAGATGTTGAAATCTTGTTTGTTAAGACATAGCCTTTTCTTAGGACGGTAACTTTACCACCCTTTTGAACTTCGTCTTTGTGCCAGTTAATGTGTTGACGGGTTAGGTCAAGATTAACCATGTCATTTAAGAGAATACCAATTGGTGTTAAGCCAGATGGTGTTGCAGCGTATGTAACAACGTTAAGGGCTGAGTCCATAGCAGCGCCAGATGGTGTGCTTCCTGTTGGAAGAACAACAACACCACCACGCTCTGCAACTTCATTCATGAAGTATGAAACATCAGTTTGTAGTTCGTAACGATCACCTTTTAGTGCCATTTGTAATAGCTCCTTTAATTATTTAATATTAGCTGTAGTTTTTAGGACGTTCTTAGAAAACCATTCACTTGCAAAAGATCTGATTGATTCTTCTTCAGCATCTTCAGCCATAGGAATTTGTGTTTCATCAGCTTCGGCAGTTTCTAGAACTGACGCATCGGCTTCATTAGCATCAACTTCCTCGGAGGCTTGGACTGACTTACGCACATAAACATCTACTGGAGTGTTTGGTGCTTCAATTTTCTTTTCAACTGGATATGTTGCTACCTTTTTAATTGCAGCAAGTACAGTTTCAAATACTTCATCAGAAAGAGATTCGAATTTAGCAACAGTTTCTTCTAGTTCAGCTTCTGCAATGCCAGCTTCAACTAGTTCTGCCTTGCGCTTCATCATCATCTTTTCTTTTTTCATTTTGTTAACTTCTTCTTCAGTCATGGCAGCTTTTTCTTTCATTTTTTTCATTTCTTCTGCCATTTTTTCTTTTGCAGTCTTTTCAGCAGCAAGAGCTTCTTGAGCTTCTGACAATTGAGTAAGAAGTGAAGCAACATTGGCATCTGTCTCAGCCTTTGCATCTTCTACTTTCTTCTTCATATCTTCGGCCACTTTCTTTGCTTCTGCAAGTTCAGCTTTAAGAACTTCTAAATCATCTTGCATAGTTATCTCCTCGGCTTTTGATTCACTAAAAAATATTGATTGTGATTTATTAAGTATAATACTACGTGGGTTTGCAGGTTTCTTTACTAGTCCAACACCAGAGAAAGAAAAGTCGCGTAACAATCTACCTAATTTATACCCATTATATTCACCAGACCCGCCATAAGCTCTTAAATGTTTTGTTAAAAAGGCAGATGTTTCTTCTCTTTTAACTACTTTTGTTTCGCCTTTAGAATCAATTAGAGCATAGTCAAAAGCAGGAAAAAGACATTCCATAGAGACATGCCATGTATCGCCATTCTCTATATCTTTTATAATATCTTTCATTCTTGCTTTTAAAATTGGGTCTGACCAACTGGTATAAAGTACAGAACCAATGACAACATCAAAATACACCGGAAGTTGATTATTTTGATTAATATCATCAATTCTATTTCCAATGTCATCTACAATATAAGCGCTTGTGATATGCCCGATAATATCTTTTTCATCGTGCATATAGTTGAATTGCTTATCTTCTGGTGTTGATTTGGCCTTCCAAGTTTCGGCTGAATCAAAAACATCATCGTTCTTATTCCAACCAACACTTGCAAGAATAGACTTCATATAGTACAGGTCAATTTGATTTTTATTTTCGGCAATAGCTTTGCATACAGTTAAATCTTTTGCTGTTGGCGTGTAGTTTTCTACTTCAGAGTACATTGCGATTGACGCATTGCTCTTTACTAGCTCCGCTATACCATCTTTTATTTCGGCTTTGTATATTTTCATGCATGTACCTCTGCTATTTCAGTGTAGACTGTTGCATAGATATATTTCATTTCGTCAACAGTTGGCTTTCTGTTGTTAATATACACAAAGTTAGTTATCTCATCGTCAACTTTAGAAATAAAAGCTGCTGTTGGCTTATGATTAGCTTCAATTAATTCTTTGATAATTTCTGGAGTTAGTTCCATAAAAGGTTCTAGTCCAGTTAGTAAACATAATTTCAAATACTCTAATTGATCAAACTCAGCCTTTGTAAGCGATCTTACATTCTTTTTATTATAGTAATCCAACATCATTGGGGTTACTGTTTCTGCAATAGTTTTTTGCGCATTAAAAGCCCACAGCACAGCAGTAGACTCGCCAGACTTTGGCAATACGCGCTTCTGCTTGCGTTTTACGACATCTTTGGCATTGTTTGGTCTTCCGCCCTGTGGATTTCCTTCAGGGGCTTTAGGGGCCGATGGAATGCCCTTTCCGGCCACTGGAGTTGGAAGTGGAATATCTTGCTTTGGTAATTCCAATTCTTCATAGAATGAATTATCTACACCATCTTTTGTAACAAGAATTTTTGCAACATCATTACGTAGATTTGGATTATGATATGGCGATGCTTTTTGAGGTGTAACACTATCATTTCTACGAGCTTGTTCTTCGCGACGAATTCTAGTCTTTTCGATTTCTGGCATTTCACCAAATCTTTCAAGAATAGTTTCATTAGAAATAATGGCGCGGTCAGCTAGATTAATTAATAGTTGTTTAGCTGCACTCTCATCTGAAAGAATAATGGAATCAAATCTAATTTGAGCTGGGAATCTGAATCCCATAGCCTTTTGTACTATTTCAATTTCTTTCTGCCAGAATTGAGTTAGTAATTGACGACCATATTCTAGTCTTTCAATAAGTGTTTTTAATGAAACGTAGTTGTTAGAATATCCGCCACTAGTAGAGGCTCCTGTTAATGTAGGAGGAATTCCTAAACCAGCATAGATACTTGTAAGTACAGGTTGATATTTTTCACTTCCAAGAAACTTATAAACTTGTGATTGACTTTCTTTGAAGTCTAACTCTGGACCCCACACAAGGTCCATAGTACCACCACCAGTATTAGAAGCTAAAATATCGCGAACCTTATTAATAACATCACGACGAGGAATAATTTTGTGATCTAAACTACCAACTCTCCAGAGACGAATTTGAGAAATAGCGCCATCAAGAGCAGCTAAGTCAGCAAGTTTCATTTTCTCTAGCATAATAAGATCGTCTAAGATTGCATAGATCATTGGATTGGCCCATACCAACCAGTCATCTTTTTTGTAGTAATAAACTTCTAATTTATCTTTATCTAAAGGAATTTGTCTCTTTCCTTCTTTAACCATTTTTTGTAAATCTGGAGGAAGTTTTGAGAATGTATTTCTTGCAGTTACATTACTAGCAGTGAAAGAATCATAAGTTGTACGAGATAGGTTCATTATAAAGATTGGATCTCCAATGAACATACCATTATAAAAGTTAAGAACGTCAACAGCAAGCGGATTTAAAAAGTCATATGCCCAAGGAATTTCTCTTTTTGCATATTTTAAAGATTGAATATCCATGTCAGCAGCAGAAGTTCTTCTTAGTTCAGCTTCTTTACTTGCATTGATTTTTGCAGTTCTGCGTTTTACAATAACATTTCCAGCACGGTATAGATAATTAAGAAATCTCTCAGATCTCTCAACACCGCGTACTTGTTCAAACCATTTCTTATAAAATCGCTCAATTGCTTTATTTGGGTGAACAATATCAATTCCTTGCGCTCCGAAGTCTCCCATTAAGTCAATGACATTTCTAACAATACCAACTCTATCGTAAGCATCCATACACATTTTAATAATTCTTTTTTGGCGTGTAGGAACAGCCTCTTCAGGTCTGAAGCGATAGTAGTCGTTACGTGTAATACTTGTACGAACCGATCTATTTGGTTCAATATCCAAATAACTTCTGTAAGTATAAGCAAGCGCTTTTTCTTGTTGCACAGGAGCATTTTCAGTGTAGGCTTCACTTGCCTCAGCAAAAGCTCTGCCTTTGTCCGTATCATTAGTCCACGTTGAGTACATCTCTTGATCTTGCATTAGTATTGAATCTCCGATTAATAGAATTGACAATCCTATTAATATTACACATCCTCTGGTCAGTAGTTATATAATTCTTTTGCGGCATCTGCAAACCACTGTGGACCAGAGTAATAATCCTGTCCTCGTTCGCCTACATGTCGCTGCGCAAAGCCTACATTTTTGTAGTAGTCCTCATCATACTTTATAGACACTCTTTCAATACTTAGCTTTCTAGCTGCATCATTTGCCATTAATAATGCTGAATATCGGTCTTTACGAAGTTTGTTTTTCTTTCCACTTTTTGTATCAGGAGTATCCCATCTTTCTCTTCCGTTTTGAGCTTGCGAAATAACAATTAGAGCTAACTCATCTTTTAGTTGTTCAATTTCAATAACACAATCTTCTAATGTATCACTAACTCTATTGTATTTTTTATCTTCTTCAAGAGAAAGACCTAGAGTAGCAGTGTCAAAAAATGGAAATAGAAGAGCTTTATCTTCCATGTCTTTTCTCAGTCCATGATTTGCTTCAGCTATCCACTGGGCGCTTGAAAAATTACACACGTTGATAATATGTAATCCCGGCTCATCATCTGTTGGACTTGATTTGTCTTCTAGGATTTTGGGCCAAATAGCTAATTCTTTTTCTTGCAATTTATCTTTGTCGTGCAATGCTTCCATAACTGCAATTCCACCACCCATCGGGTCCATAGCTATTTCTACAGTTGGAAATATCTTCATTAGATTACGAATTTTTCTTGCACAATATCCATAGAAGTCATTATCGTCTGTCATATTTGCTTTAACGGCTTCTCTATGCCTATCTCTAGTCGTAGTCCAAGAATATACAACCCTTCTGTGGTCTTCATTAATTTCTAGTACTACAATAGAGAAATTGTCAACTTCAGAAGCTGGGTCAACACCAATGACGTGTTGTTTGTTTGGATTTCCTCTTGTATTGGCTTCAAAGAAAACTTCTCCAGATGGCAATACAATTGGTTTGCTTTCAGAACAAACACAGGATTCAATAAGACTTCGTTTAAAAAATCCTTTGCTATCAGTAGAGAAACACGCACCATATTCCATCTGATAAATTCCAGCATGAACTGTGGCTTTCGCTCTTGATATCTGTCCCTCATCCATAAAACCCGGAGGCAGTAGCTCTACTGGAATTCTATATATGCCATAATCGCGCCATTGGAAGTCATCAGGAACTTCTCCTTTGAATATTTCGGCTAATCTATTACGGTCGCCTCGACTTCTAATAATTGCGTGATATTTCTTCCAGTATTCTGCAAAGTGATTGAAATCATAATAAGCAGTACCAGATAAAATAATTTGATTAGATCTATAAAATTCAGAATTATCAGCAACTGTTTCTAACGTGATGCCAAGCTCTTTCGCTTTTCTTTCCTTTGCTCTAGCTTTTACTTTTTCAATAGGAGAACTTGAAACGGCAGCGAAACCAGCAACAACGTTTTCAAAAATATCTCTAGGAATAGAAGCAAACTCGTCCGCAACGATATCGTTAGCACGCTGACCTCTAATCTTTTGCCCATCGCCCAAAGGAAGAAACGTAATAATTCCTCTATTGATTCTAACAGTACACCTGTCAACATCTCTTGTGCATCCACTATTTTGATCGCACAAATCTCTTAGGATTGGAGCATTACGCCATATACTTTCTGCATATTCATATAGAACTTTAGACTGTCTGAAAGCTGCACCAACAACTACTACTTTTCGTTCCGGCAAGAAGAAGATGCGTAACATACAATATAAAGATAATATAAAAGATTTACCAAATCCACGCGAACCAACAAGCATTGGAAACTTCCTGTTCCACATGTCGCATAATATTAGCGCTTGTGTTGGTGATATTTCTATATTGAAAATATATTTGCAGACAAAAGAAAAGTATTCTGGTCTTGTCATTAACCAAGCTAGCTTTTCGGGGAGTTGGGTTTTATCTTCACCGGCTAAACTATAAGTGTATTCTAGAGGATTAAATAACAATTCCTCATCAACATCTATATTTAGCCAAGCGTCTTTTAGATTATCTATATTTTTCATGTGTTCTCTTCATTAATGAAAGTGCTAGTTGTTGTGCATAAAACCTATTACTACAGAACATAATCTTAACATTGTGGTCAAGTTGTATCTGCATAATTTGCTTTAGTAAATATTTTCCACCAAGTTTTGCCATTTCTTGCAATCTCTTATTATGATTGTGAAATGGGTATTCAATTAAATCCTTGAGAGGAAATTCACAAATGATAAAAGCATGTGGGAAAGAATCCATTCTGATTAATTCCTTTTTAAATCTGCCAAAATCTTTGCCCAAATTTGTAGCAAACTCTTCGATACACCCTTTTCTTTCAATACATAGTTTGTCTTCAAATCCTTGTATGGTATAGTCTCCAGTTGCTAAAGTGCCAATTTCTTGTGCAACTGTATATTCGAATCCAAAACTCCAAGGGGTTTGTTCTCTAGTATCTTGAATAATAGTAAATTCAGGGGGTTTTACGCTCATTTATTTTCACCAATTCATATAAATAGCCCGCATAAGTATTCTCATATCCTGTGACTTGCTTATGACACGCTTTGCATAAACAAATACCATTACTACGTTCATATCTTAATGTTGGGGCATCAGCCCATTTAGTTAAGTGGTGTACCTGAAGGTCATACCTCTTTTTAGAACCACACATCTGACAAGTAAATTTATCTCGTTTTAAAACTTCACTTCTAAATTTCTTGTAATGCGGGTCTTGATAATCTCGCTTCTTCCACGTCACTATTCACCATTCTTTCGACAAGTTTACTAAAGGATACTTCAGGCTCCCACTTTAATTGCCGCTTTGCCTTTGAAGGATTTCCAAGCAGAAAATCAACTTCAGCAGGACGATAAAACAAAGGGTCGATAACCACATACTTTTCCCAATCCAAATCATATAACTTAAACGCTTCAGATAAAAACTCTTTAATGGTGTGAGTTTCACCCGTTGCAACAACATAGTCGTCGGGTTCTGACTGCTGAAGCATCAGCCACATAGCTTTAACATAATCTTCGGCATGGCCCCAATCTCGCTTAGCTTCAAGATTGCCCAGTCTCAACTTGGGAAACTTCTTATCTTTGCCACTAGCGATAAATTCGCCCAGCCATTTGGTAATTTTACGAGTTACAAATCCATCGCCCCGGCGTTCGCTCTCATGATTAAATAAAATTCCCGAACATGCAAAAACCCCATAGGAATCACGATAATTACGAACTAAGTGATGTCCCGCCAGTTTAGCAATTGCATAAGGGGATTGGGGATAGAATGGAGTTTCTTCATTTTGAAACTTGATAGGATCTTCGCCATAGTCATTAGTTACAACTGTAAAATTTTTCCCAAACATTTCGCTAGAACTTGCTTGATAAAATTTAGTATAGGTACTACAATTACGAATAGCCTCAAGACAGTTAAGAACGCCCCTCGCCGTTATATCCCACGTAGTCCCCGGCTGTTCAAACGAAGTCTTAACATGTGATTGCGCCCCCAAGTTATAGAACTCGTCAACTTCGTAATCATTTAATAAGCGATAAAGGAACCCCTCGTCTGTAAGATCGCCCTCTATAAGATTGAATCTTTTATTTGCAACACAATTAGCAAGGCGAGAAAAGTTAGGTTGTGAAGTTCTTCTATAGATTCCTAATACTTCATATTTTTTCTTAAGTAGCATTTCGGCCAAGTAACTGCCGTCCTGTCCCGTAATGCCCGTTATAACTGCTCGTCTTTTCATTTTTTATCCTTCCACTGTTTCCGGCGTTAAAAAAGGTTGGTCTGTTATATTATCCTCATACGTATGGGCCGCTGACAATCTTTCGCGCTCCTTATCCATAGCGAGTCGCATTTTCTCCATTTCAATTCCCGTATCATGTCTGAAATCGGGGTCCAAAATAATTTTCTTAATAAGGGCCGCAAAAGTTTGTTTACTATCCTCAATAGCCTTGATACGTTGTTCACGAGTACCCTTTAGGTCTTTAATCATTGATGACTTTTTAGTCTGCAAATCCTTAAAGTCCCTAGATAACTCAGCCCTCGACGCAATTAAAACCGCAATTTGTCTATCTATATTAGCTAGCTCTCTAAATGCCTCTTCTTTATCCCTCTGCTCTAGAAAGGGTATTTTTTTACTTTCCTCATTTTTAATTTGCTCAAGCTCAGCCACCTGTTTAATGTTTTCATTCTGGGCCTTCAAGCACCTATTCATAAGGATTTCAAGTTTAATAGTATCGACGATTTGAATTTCTTCAGTGTGAAAAACGTCATCCTTAAACTGGGACCACATTTTTTTCCAGTGAAACACAAACATCTCAAGCTCATCTTCGTTGAACTGCCCCTCAAGTTCGCGCCAGTAAGCCTTGTCCTTCAACTCGTTGTAAGCCTCGACCTCCTTTTTATCGGAGGCCGTGAAGCCCAAATTTTGTTGAATCCACAACTTGACAGACTTCGGATCGCGGTCTAAAATAGAGGCGATAGTCTCAAAGTGCATCGACTTGATGTTGTCTTTAATGTACTGCTGTTCAGTTAGGTCTAGTCGCCCCTTACGCATAAAAATCCCCCACGATAGTTCGTAACTCCTCAAGCAGTTTTGCCTTTTTGGTCTTTGTCAAACTCTGCTCATTACGAAACCGCAAATAATCGCTTCTCATATTGGCAGGTAATCTAAGATCTATATATTCAAGGAGTTCGCGGTGTTCTAAATTGTCAGACATTTCAGTAGCAAGTAATAAATTTCTAATATTGTCAACCGACTGGGCATCAAGGAGTTTTTTCTTGCCCTGCTGGATTTGCTCAGCTTTGCCCTCGTCGGGCCTGTAGTAGTTGTCGCGCTTGAAATTCATCAGGCGGTTTTTTATGTGGACCGAAAGAAAGTTTTCCAGTGGTCGCCCCTCGTCATAGCGGTCCATCGCATCCATCGCAATGATAAAAGCCTCCTGCTGGATGTCGTCCTCGTCCACATTGGGGAACGTAAATTTACTGGCGAGCCGCGATGAGATCTTGTAAATGATCGCCACCACTTGATCTTCGGTCATATTTTTGGGAATTTTCATTGACAGTAGGCGCTCCCGATGCTATAATAGGGTCAGGTATTAGAAGTTCGTCAGCAACAGATAGTTCAAGTTGAGCTGTCTGTTTTACATATATTTCCGAGCCTATGGCTCTTGGAATTTTTTTACTCATATTGGATTTCCTATGAAAAATACAACTATACTTAACAGTAATTATGCACACCTAACCATTGTTAGTTGGAAACGGGGCATGAAACTTTTACTTGCTGGTAAAGTACACGCTATAGATTTCTATGATGATTATGAGATACAATCAACATCGGGCGAGACTTACCAGATTCCAAAAACAATCCTGTTAAAAAAGTATGTTAAACTACCAGATCGCATGTATCGCCCAAATAGAAGAAATATTTTCCTTCGCGATAATTATAGCTGTGTTTATTGTTTAAGACAACTAAGTGCAGAAGAATTATCTATTGATCACGTTATTCCTAAAAGCAGAGGTGGTAAAGAAACATGGGAAAATTTGGTGACAGCGTGCAAAACGTGCAATTGCTTCAAGGGCGACAGGACACCAGAAGAAGCATGGCCCAAATAGAGAGAAACATTAACCAATATTTACTTAGTTGCTATTTAACTAAGGATCTAGTTCTGGGGCCGAGCGATGTTGGTCGTTACGGCCTAGACATTAGAATATTAAATTTGGTATATGGTAGCTTCAGGGAGGTGCATGTTAGTGAGGATATGGTGCGGGTAGTTTATTAATCTTGTTATATAGGGTGATACATTTAATAATTTAGGGGGTGATTTCGTGAGACCCACCCGCCCTTTTTTTGGCAAAACTGGCGGCACAACTAATGAACAAAAAACCACCACCCCCTATTACGGGGGGCGTGGTTGGTACATGCCGATTAGTATACCTATACAGAACATCACTATGATGAACGTGCGCTCACCTACCTTTCCATATATCGACGAAGGTTGATACGATCATAGCACTATACAGAATGACAGGTGAACCGAATATCA